CTAATGCCACTGCAATTATTTCTAATGTAACAGGAGTAACTAATTTTAATTCAATAGCATCACAATCAGAACACCCAGATTTTGATGGAACTAAAACTAATGTAATAGTATCTGATAACACTTTAAGATTAGATTCTTCTGAATTATTTGATAGTGCTTCAGGAAACTTTGATGCTGAAACAAGTAGGTTTTTTGACTCTGGTGTTCAAAATGCTGATTTCTTTGCAAGTGGTAATTATTTATTTGCAGATATTATAGATATAGGTGCTAAACATACTTCAAGAATTACAGCTAGTTTATCTCAAACATCAGATAACCCAGATGATTTATTTGATAACAGATCAGGATTATTTGATTCTACTAACTCTAACTTTGATGGAGATACACCAGCTAACTCAAATGCACATTTAGAAATAGCAACTTCTGATGATAATACAACTTATACAGCTTTTCAAAACTTTGTTATTGGAGATTACACAGCTAGATATTTTAAATTCAGAGTAGTATTAAGTTCAAAAGATTTAGCTTCTACTCCTGTCGTATCACAAGTATCAGTAACGATTGATATGCAAGATAGAATATTTAGTGGTAATGATATAACATCAGGTGCAACAACTAAAACCGTAGTATTTAATCAACCATTTAAAACTACTAATTATGCTGTTGGAGTAGCTGGACAAGGAATGGCAGTTGGAGATTTCTTCTTAATAGAGAATAAAACTATTACAGGATTTAATGTAACCTTTAAAAATTCAAGTAATTCAGCTATATCAAAAACGTTTGATTATATTGCAAAAGGTTTCTAAAAAGAGTATAAGGAATTATTATGGCAACACATGATTTAGATATAGCTAACCAATCATTTCCAAATTTTAGAAGTGATTTAAACAATGCACTTGTAGCATTAGGTAGTACAAATTCAGGAAGTTCAGCACCTAGTTCTCCACAATCAGGAATGCTTTGGATTGACACAACAACTGCAACTGCTTGGCAACCAAAAATTTATGATGGGAGTGCATGGATTAACTTGCCTTTTTACATAAATACGACTACAAACGATTCAAACTTAACAACAACAGAAGTAACAAGTTTAGTACCAGCAGAAACTGACCCACAGGCTACTGCTCTTGCTATTGCTTTAGGATAAAGGATAAATTATGGCAAACACTTTTAAATGTGTAACATTCGCAGCAGAACCAGCTAGTGCTGGAACTCCGTACTCTATGTACACGGTGGCATCAAGCACAACTACAGTAATTTTAGGTTTAATTCTTACTAACATTCACTCAACAGCAGTTACAGTTGAAGTAGAATTAGTTAGTGATACAGCAAATAGAAATGGTGCAAACAACGTAGCTAATGGAACTGCGTTTTTAGTAAAAGATGTAACAATCCCAGCTGGTAGTTCATTAGAACTTTTATCAGGTGGTAAAGTAGTTATGGAAACAACTGATATTTTAAAAATAGATTGTTCAGTAGCTGATAAAGTATCTGGTACACTTTCAATCATGGAAATTACATAGGAGTTCTAATTGTCTTATATAGGAAAAACACCTACATCAGTTCCTTTAACAAGTGGGGATATTACAGATGGAATTATATCTACTTCTAAAATAGCAGATGATGCTATATCAGCAGCTAAACTTGCTAGTGGTGTAGGTGGTAAGGTTTTGCAACAAGTTCATGCAACCACCACAACACAAGTATCTAGTTCATCAAGTACATTAGCTGATACTACTTTGACAGCAGCAATAACACCATCTGCAACATCAAGTAAAATTTTAGTATTAGCAACTCATAATGGTAATTATGTTAATGACAGTAATATAAATAATGCTTTAAGAATTAATTTATTTAGAGATTCAACAGAAATTGGAAGAACTGGTGGTGTAGGTTGGATTGAAATTACAAATGATAATTTATCTGCAAGTATAAGTTTTAATGTTGTGGATTCGCCTTCATCAACTTCTGCTGTAACTTATAAAACAAAATTTGCAAATATAAATGGTACTGCGTCAGTAGCAGTACAAAATAGTTTTGGTGGTGATTGGGTTACTACTTCTTACATAACTTTAATAGAGATAGGAGCATAATGATATTAAAAGCAATACTTAAAATAAATCCAAATGCAAAAGTAGTTGTAACAGGAAATGATAAAGATATTAATTCTAATGTAATTGAATGGCTAGAAGGAACAACACCCATTTCTAAAGCTGACATAGAAGCTAAAATAGCAGAACTTCAAACTGCTTATGACAATGCAGAATATCAAAGAAAAAGAGCAAAAGAATATCCATCAATGGCAGATCAATTAGATGACATCTACCACAATGGAATAGATGCTTGGAAAGCTACAATTAAAACAACTAAAGATAAATATCCAAAGGAATAATAAATTATGGCTTACATTGGACGAGAACCCCAGATAGGAAACTTTCAAGTTTGTGATGCAATAAGTGTTGTAAACAATCAAGCTGCATACACTATGCAAGTATCATCTGTTAATGTAGTTCCAGAAAGTGCTAACCATATGCTAGTGTCGCTGAACGGAATTTTACAGCAACCAAATTCTTCATTCACAGTTTCTTCTTCCCAAATTATTTTTGCTAGTAATTTAGTTACAGGAGATGTGATCGACTTTATTCATATTTTAGGTTCAACTCTTGATCTTGGAGTTCCATCTGACAGTACAGTTTCACTTGCTAAACTAACAGCAACAGGAACTAAATCATCTTCTACTTTTTTAAGAGGAGATAATACTTTTAATACTCCACCATTAGGTGGAATTACAGAAGCTGACCAATGGAGATTGACAGCTGATAAAACTAATGTATCAAGTGCTGAAACACTTGATTCAAATTGGGAAAGAAACGACACAGTTTTTGATAAAATTGGAACTGGTATGTCTGAAAGTTCTGGGATATTTACCTTTCCTTCAACTGGAATTTGGTATGTAAGTTTTAATGCAATGGCTACTAGTGCTGCAAGTGATTATATTTCAGGAAAAGTTAAAGTTACACAAAATAATTCAAGTTATTCAGTTAGAGCAGAATCCTATCAGAATACTGTAGCTGCTCAAGATTGGGTAGGAATATTTACTAATGTAATGGTGAATGTAGATGATGCTACAAATGTTAAAGTTCTATTTGAAATAGATTCAGGTAATGCAATAACTTACAAAGGAAACACCAATGCAAATTATACATGGTCAAATTTTATTAGATTAGGAGACACATAGAATGAATAGAGATTATTTACAAGAAGCATTACATACTTTTAATGGTGGTAATTGGTATGGTTGGAAAACACATAATGATAATGGTAACAAAATTCCTAATGACCAACGAATGTGTTATGAGTGTATTAAGATTATTAAAGATGGTGCTACTATGCCAAGCAAAGCAGAAGTAAATGCAAAGATACAAGAATTAAAAGATGCTGAAACAGCAACAACAAATAAAAAAGCATCTGGCAAACAAAAGTTACTAGATTTAGGATTATCCGAAGAAGAAGTTAAAGCACTAATAGGAGTTTAATCAATGGCTATCAACCTTGCCAACAATAACTCACTTGCAAATATAACTGCATTACCATCAAGTATTAGTGGTGGTGCTATGACTTTATTAGCTACACAAACTGCATCTGGTTCAGCTAACTTATCTTTTACATCTGGCATAGATTCTACTTATGATTCTTATGTATTTAAGTTTATAAACATACACCCAGCAGCAGAAAGTAGATTTGCTTTTCAAGCATCAGTTAATGGTGGTTCTAGTTATGGTGTTACTGCTACTACAACTTTTTTTCAAGCATATCACAGAGAAGATACAGGAGATACAACTTTAGGTTACAATGCTGGAGAAGATCAAGCACAATCAACTGACTTTATTAATTTTGGAGAACAAATTGACCCAAGTAGTTCAGACCACAGCAACTCTGGAGAACTTTTTGTCTACTCTCCATCAAGCACAACTTTTGTTAAGCATTTTATGGCTAGGCAAAGTCAAAATTATGTTTCTAATTATCTTAATACTCCGTTTATAGCTGGGTATTTTAATTCAACAACTGCAATAAATGCTTTTCAATTCAAAATGGAAAGTGGGAACATAGATTCTGGGATTATAAAATTATATGGCATTAGTTAAATACAACAACAATAGCATAAGTGCTGTAACCTCTACTGGAATACCTAGTGGTTCTTTAGTTCTTATTAAAACTTTAACTGCTAGTAGTTCTGGAACATTGTCATTCGTAGATGGAACTGATGGAGTAGTCTTGGATAGCACATATCCTATTTATAAGTTTGAGTTTATTAATATACACCCAGCGACAGATAATCATATTTTTGAATTTCAAGGAAATGCATCAGGTGGTTCTGGTTTTAATGAAACAATAACATCAACAGTTTTTAGAGCATACCACACAGAAGGAGATGGTACCTCTTTAGCATATGTAACTTCAGAGGATTTAGCACAAGGTACTGATTATCAACATCTTGCAAATGGTTTAGGTAATGCAAATGACGAAAGTTTATCAGGAGAACTAACTTTATTTAATCCATCATCAACTGTTTTTGTTAAGCATTTTATAGCTACAACTCAATTTAGTGAAGCTGGAGAAGGAAGTTTTATTCATTATACTGCTGGTTATTTTAATACGACATCTGCTATAGACGAAATATCTTTCAGAATGGCTTCTGGCAACATAGATGCTGGTAAAATTAAACTCTACGGAATAAAGGATAGTTAATGGCACTTATAAAATTAAATAACAAAGCAGTATCTAACGCAACAGCTTTTGGTAGCATTAGTTCTTTAGGCAGCATGACGTTTATTAAAAAGCTAACAGCTTCATCTTCTGGTACTTTATCTTTTGTTGATGGTGCAAGTGGTGTGGTGCTAGATGATACTTACAAGGAATATTTATTTACATTTAATAATATACATAGTTCAACTAATGATGCTTCATTTTCAGTAAATTTTAGAGATGGTGGTTCAGCTTATGATGCTGTTAAAACATCTGCTGGTTATAGAGCATATCATTTTGAATCAGATAGTGGTTCTGGATTAGGTTATGAGGGTAATTTAGATTTAGCACAATCAACTGCTTTTAATCTTGTTGGTCAACAACAATCAGCAAATAATTCTGATTCTAGTGGCTCTGGTCAACTTTCTCTCTATAATCCAAGTTCTACAACTTTTGTTAAGCATTTTATATCTCATTATAGTCATCACTATACTTCTGCCGCACCTGGAGTAATAGATAATTACATGGCAGGATATTGCAATACAACAACAGCTATTGATGGAGTACAATTTAAATTTAATTCTGGAAATATAAGTTCTGGAGATATTTGCCTTTATGGTATTGCTTAACAATTAACAATGGAGTATAAATAATTATGCCTAGACATCACAACATAAATGGGGTTCAAGTACCTTTTACAGCAGCAGAAGAAACAGCAAGAGATGCTGAAGAAGCAGCTTATGCTAATGGTGCGTTTGATAGAGCCATTGCAGATTTAAGAAACAAAAGAGATAACCTTTTGAAAGCTAGTGATTGGGAAGTAATTATGGCTAAAGAAAAAGGTACAACATTATCTGCTGGATTTAAAACATATAGACAAGACTTACGAGATATTACAGATGGCTTAACAACAGTTTCTCACGTTAATGCTGTTACTTTTCCAACTAAACCATAAGAGGTTTTAATGCAACTTTCTAAAAATTTTAAACTTCACGAATTTGAAAAGTCCTCTACTGCAATCAGGCTTGGTATAACTAACAAAGCTGGTGCTGGAGAAATTAAAAACCTTACTGATTTATGTTATGGAGTATTAGAGCCTGTAAGAGCAAAGTTTGAAAAACCAATTATTGTTACATCTGGCTATCGTAGTGAAAAATTATGCGAAGCAATTAAATCTTCCAAGACCTCACAACATACAAAAGGACAAGCAGTTGATTTTGAAATAGCTGGTGTTAGTAATTTAGAAGTCGCTTTATGGATTCAAAATAACTGTTTATTTGACCAATTGATTTTAGAATTTTGGAAA